TTTAGTAAACGGAGTTGTTGAAGATGCATCGTATGAAAAAATTATTAACATAATTAAAGATAAAAATATTGTAGCAATTTTCCAAGGTAAAAGCGAAAACGGTCCTAGAGCGTTAGGTAATAGGAGTATACTATTTGATCCAACATTTGAAGATGGTAAAAATTTTGTTAATAATGTAAAAAAGAGAGAATATTTTCGACCATTTGCAGGTACTATTTTAGAAGAACATGTGCATGAATGGTTTGATTTAAGAGGTATGAAAGATTCACCATTTATGATGTATGCAGTTAATTGTAAACCTGGAATGGCGGAAAAAATTCCGTCTATTATCCATGTAGACGGAACATGTAGAATACAAACAGTAAATTCCAGACAAAACTATCATTTCTATGAATTAATTAAAGAATTTTATAAACAAACAAGTATTCCAATCCTATTTAACACCAGTTTTAATTTAGGCGGAGAACCGTTGGTTGAAACACTAGATGATGCAATTAATACATTAAATAATAGCGATATTGAATATCTATATTTACCTGAATACAGTAAATTAATTATTATAAAAAACAAATAAATATTATAGTAATTTAATTTAGGAAAATTATGGTTGACTTAAATAGATACTATTCTGCTGGTATGAATAATACTTTGCTAATAAAAAACATTAGCGGTGTATCATATGCTAGTCCTTATGTAAAAATATTTGAAAAAACTTTGATTGATCGATGGTATCTTGGAGATTTTTTATCTGCGGATTATACATTTGTAAGTTCGTTCGATGCGTACAATAAGGAAATAATTAAATCAACAATTGTTGCTACTGTTGACCTTGCAAAAATTATAATTTATTCGAGATTAAGCACAAGAACTGAATTAATCGATTTAGATGCTGTTGTAAACGAAAGTTATGTTGATGTGTTTATAAAGCTTAAAAAAGAAAAACTCCAAGGTTTAGACGTTACTTATAGGGTAGAATATTTCAACAATCCAAATCCTTTGTAATTTTCTTAAGATAAATAGAATATAGGAATAATTATGGAAAAAGCAACAGGATCTCCATTTCAGTCGCAATATGGTTTTAAAAGTAACGGATTTAAGGTAGATAGTTCTGGTAATATAACAGCTAATTCTTTATCTTTAGAAGTAAATCTTGAATCAGCAATTGTAAATTTTGAATTTATAGATGATGGATTTTTCTATTTCTTAATTAATAATCCTACAGAGAATCCTACATTAACTTTAGAAAAAAATAAAACATATATAATTAGATTATCATTAACTGAGTTTACTTTCAACATATTTGGAAATGATCAAGATTCATATGCTGATGTTACTTTAAGCCATTCTGCAGGATTTACAGGAACAGATGCACAGGCAAAAAGTACAGGATTATTATCAATCACTATTCCTGTAGATTTTTCAGAAACTGTAATTTACTATGGAAATGTTGATAAAACTGTATTAGGAACTATAAATGTAATAGATCCAACTGGCATTTTTGGACATGTAAATATAACTGATACTATTGAATCATTAGATCCAACTACAGGCTCACTAGTTGTCACTGGCGGAGTTGGGATTGGAAAAAATTTATCAATAGGTGGAGATTTACAAATTTCTACAGTATCCATAGAAGATTCTATTACATTTTCGACTCCTGACAGTTTGCAAATAGGAATAATCGACGACACTGGTAGTTCGATTCCTGTAAAAAATACAACAATACAAAACACTTATATTGATAATTCAATTATCGGAAGCACAACACCTGCTGCTGGCAATTTCACAACTGTAACAGGAACTGAAGATCCTACACAATTAAACGATTTAACAAACAAAAAATATGTTGACGCAACAGTGATTGCACTAGGAATAGCATTTGGAATTTAAATAATGGCAAAAACTTTACTAAAAGATTACATTTTCGAACCAGGATTAGGAGCTTTAGATAATTTATATCCTAATGGTTATAATTTACTTGCAGACAATAAAACATTTATTCAAAAAGAAAATAATGCTTTTATCAGCGATAGGATACAGTATGCAAAACAATTCAGTCCATCGACAGCAAGTTATGAACCTACAACTGGTATTTTAGATATTACTCTTATATCAGCGACCTTATTCACACCTACAAATGCTAGTTATGATCCAACAACAGGATTCATAAATCTTACGTTAGGAGTTGGTCATGGTTTTAATATAGGAGACTATATTAGAATAGCTGATGAAAGCTTGACGTTTACCTGTGGTTATGATGATAATGCAACTGAACATTCTTATCCAAGAACTAGTAATGTACCAAATATAAACGGAACTGATCCTAGCTACAATAGAAATTTAAAAATAACTAATGTAGGCATAGATTACATAACTGTAAATATAGGTGTATCATCAGATACAAGCACTCATACGTTTGTCAGCGCAACAGCTAACGCTATATCAACCTCGCATAATTTAAACGTAGGTGATGCAATAATCTTAGCACCAGGAAGCTTTAGATTTATTTGTCAACTAGATGGAGGACTATCAACACATAATTATCCTAGAGTCACAGATCCAGCTTATAATAAAGCACTAATAATTTTATCAGCAACAGCAACAAATATAACAGTGAATGTAGGTATATCTTCTGATACTAGCCAACACTCAATTGTTACTATTCAAAGTAATGCTGTTTCAGATGTTTTTTATAATTATGTAAATGATAGCGAAACTAAATGTGAAAGAGATGTAGGATATATTATAGATTCATATCTATTTGATATCAGGTATGGAGGTAACGAAAAAACATACAAATCTATAAGTTATTATTGGGAAGAAGATGTTGCTCAAGTTGATGGCAATAGAGGACCTGAACTCGTAACGCATTATTTTATTAGAAACTTAATTAATAATTATATTTTACAAAATAAATTATTTCCTAAATTAAATTTAACAGAGTCACAGCAATTAAACACAAATGTAATTGTAGAAAGCAATTTTTATAATAGAATAACAGAACTAAGTCAAAATGTTATTGATGTAATTTCTAACGGAACATCAAGTCTACCTACTTTAGTTAAAACAGGGTTAGGACATGTAATATTCAAAGGTAATTATAGCGTAGAAGATTTGTTAATTATAACTAATGTAACAAAAAATATTATTATATATAACTTTGCATCTAATGAAACTGGAGGATATGTTGATATAATTAAGAATGGAAATGATTACTTTATTACATATGATCAAAGAACAGATGCAATCACTAAGTTGAATTTTAATTATGATACTAGTAATCAATCAGCTACAGACGAACTGCAAATTTTTATCGAAAAGACTGAAAATGCAAAAAGTGTTGTAACCGTTAGACCTTATGACTTTGGTACAGATGCTATAGAAAGACAAAGAATAGCACCTCCCCTTTCTATGTTGGATGCAGACTTTGAGTATGGATTGCAGCCAACAAAATGGGCTGCAATAGGTACACTACGAGGATATCCTTCTATATATGAAGTACCAGGCACTGATACTGAAGTAAAATCAATGGTTACTGATGCAAGTGCTGGAACAAACGGAGTAGGGCAATCATTGATTACTGTTACAACGGTTACAGCTCACGGATTTTCAATTGGAACTCCTATTACCATAAAGGCACTAGAAGATTCTATAATAGGAGCCGCTAGAGCAGAAGGGTCGTTCGTAATTAACAATGTACCTAGCACAACAACATTCACTTATTATGCAAAATCTAAAGTAGGCACAAGCAATGGTCAAGTTTTATCTAATACGTACACTCAACTCAGGCAAGCAGGCTTTTATACTGGTGCTTCTATTGGTAGTCCGGAGTTTATTGTTTTAACTAATGGTGCGGCTGGAACTGTAGTATCTGAATTAATTATAAGCGCAGGCAGTACAATTATTCCATATGATGGTTTAACTCCAGGAATTGGATCACCAGTTAATTTAGCAAGTTTTATTCCTACTGGAGCACAAGTTACTGGTTATAGAGATACAAGTTCCGGAGGAGGTACCTACATAACTCCAGAGATTAGCGGAGATTTTATTAATTTAACTGATACTATAACAGTCGTAGACCCTACAGGAATAGTTTTAGATTTAGCCATAGACAGAGGAGACGGTGTTGCTATATATGTAAATTCAATAGTCGGTAACTCAATTACTTTTACAGATCCATTCGTTATTCCTATAATAGGAAATTCTGTATCATATGATAGTATTTCAGCCCAAAATGTATTTCCAACAGGTACCGATGCAGTATTTACAATTGCTAGGACAGGAGGAGCATACTCAGTAACTATAATAAGTGACGGTTCTGGTTATAATAGCGGTGACAAAATAAATATACCAGGTACTTTCGTTGGAGGTTTGTCTCCTACGCATGATTTATTACTAACAGTTAATACCACAATTTCTACAGGTTCTATTGATACATTCAGCCAAGCAGGAACAGCTTTTGATGGAACTGGATCAACAACTGTAACTGCACCTCCAGCCGAAGGAGGACAAGGATCTGGAGCAATATTTGATATTACTTTATCAAATAGTAGTTATACCGCAATTTTAAATCCATCTGATGACAGTACTGGATACACTCCAGGAGATAAAATTGTATTTGACGGAGCTACTTTTGGTGGAACGACTGGTACAAATGATGCATCAATTGTTGTAAACACAATACTCAGTAGTGGAGCAATTGATACTTTTACAATATCAGGAACAGGTCCTGATGCAGTTGGATCCTTTCCTTCCCCACCATTTGCTAATGTCACAACTATTGCAGGTATAGATGCGGTTTTTGATGTTACATTTACTGGCACAACTTACAACGCGACTATTTTTAATCCAGGTATAAATTATCAAAATGGAGATCTTTTTACTATATCTGGCGCAGATTTAGGAGGTACAAGTCCCGCAAATGATTGTCAAATATCAGTTACACAAGTAGATCCACAAAATGGAGCAATTCAAACTTTTTCAGTGTCAGGGACTGCAATTAATTCTGTTACAATACCTTTCCAATCTGGTACGAATATAATAGGATCGGGATTAATATTAGATGTTACGCTAAATGCTGGTCAATATACTGTTGCAATTAATAATGCAGGATCTAATTATACTGCTTTACAACAAATAATAATACCAGGGTCTTTAGTTATAGGGCAAGATGGAATAAATGACTTAACGATAATAATTAATACAGTAGATACAGCAGGATCTGTTTTAACATTAACTGAATCAGGAACAGCAGCTGGAGGGACTGGTACATACTACGAAATTGCTGGAACAAATGTACCGCCTTTTGGAAGTGGTGCATTATTTAACATATTACGCGAAAACAACGATTATACAACAATCACCCTACAAAATGGCGGTAGTCAATATCAACAAGGGGATAGACTAATAATTCTTGGAAGTACACTAGGAGGCGAAACTCCTCTAAACGACATTGAAATAAGTATATCTACAGTTAATGCAGGCACAGTTACTGGATTTACAACCAATTACATAGAAGCCGCACATGGATCAATCTTAAACTTAATTAGTACATTTAGTATATCCGAACAAACTTTATCTCAAATAGCAAAAAATACATCAATAACTTTTGATGCTTTAGCAACCTTAGAAATAGAGTTTCCTTATGCTCATGGTTTAGTTCCAGGAGATACTTTTATAGTTGATATTAGTTCAGACGATGGAGTTAATAATCATATTTTTGCAAATGGATCTTTTTTTGCTACATCGATACCATCTATTTCAAAAGTTCAATATCAAGCAAGAGCTGCTGCAAATATAGATGACAGTGTAGATGCAATACAAGGAACAGTTTATCCTCGACCAGACTCTTTTTTTATTCATAGACCATACGATGGTGGTGTACAATTAGGTACAGGTGGTCCTCAGCACGGAGCACAAGCAATACGCCAAAGTAAAAAATATATAAGATACCAATCTGGTAAAGGTATAATGTATACCACAGGTGCTCTATTTGCGCCTAGCTATGATTTACGATCAGTGCAAGCAGCAGGTATAGAGAGAAATAGTTTAATCACAGTTGTTACAGATGATAATGATCATGGATTACAAGAAGGTGGAATAGTTAGATTATCAGGAATTATTACTGAAGGATTTAATAGCGGTTCTCAAACTGCAGTACCACCTGAATTTGATTATACTGTAGTCAACATTATAGATGAAAGAACTTTTCAAATACGATCACAAAGAAGATTAGGAGCTACGTCTGCGGTGCTTTCAAGTACTGCTCAAGTTTCTGTAGTATCTTGGCATGGAGCAACGGTTAGATCTGGTATATTCGATGATCAAAACGGAATTTTTTGGGAATTTGACGGAACTCAAATTTCTGTTGTACAAAGGACTGGTACAAAGCAACTTTCAGGAACAATAAGTATAGGTGTAGATTCGAATCTATTACAAGGAATTAATACTAAATTTACACAGCAAATTACCGCAGGTGATAGGATCATTATTAAAGGAATGACGCATACTGTATCTAATATTGTAGATGATGTAAATTGTTATATAACTCCTGATTTTAGAGGAGTTACTTCTATTACTGCTGCAAAAGCTTCATTAATCATAGATAAAAAGGTAAAACAAAAAGATTTTAATATAGATAAACTTGATGGAACTGGACCAAGTAGATATGACATTGACATAACTAAAATGCAAATGATTGGAATCCAATACAGTTGGTATGGAGCAGGATTTATTGACTTTATGTTGCGCGGATCAGACGGAAATTTTATTTTTGCACACAGAATGCGTAACAGCAACGTTAATACAGAAGCATTTATGAGATCTGGAAATTTACCGGTTAGATATGAAGTTACAAATGAAGGACCTCCAGGAAAATTGGCAGAAAATATGACAATATCTCAACTAACAATACCATTATATGATTCCAGTTTCTTTCCAACTTCAGGTTATGTTTATATAGATAATGAAATAATTTATTTTGCAAATAACAATAAAGATACGAATACATTAACTGACTGTATACGAGCAACAGATTTCCAAAATTTCCAAGCTGGAGCTAACAGAACTTACAGTGCAGGTATAGCAGCAACACATAGCGCAGACACAGGTGTAATATTAATTTCGCAAACAATTACTCCTTTAATAAGCCATTGGGGTAGTGCATTTCTAACGGATGGTGGGTTTGATGAAGACCGTGGATACATTTTTTCTTATACTGAAACAAGTCTACCTGTTGATAACATAAAACGAACAGCATTTATGATAAGACTTGCCCCTAGTGTTTCTAATGCTATTATTGGAGATTTAGGAGAAAGAGAATTATTAAATAGAGCACAACTTTTGTTACAAAGTTTAGAAATTACATCAGACGGATACGATACATCAAATAATCCTATAACTGGAGGCATTGTAGTTGAGGGAGTAATTAATCCTCAAAATTATCCATCAAATCCAGCGAATGTTGTATGGAACGGATTGTCTAACGTAGCTCAAGGAGGACAACCTAGTTTTGCTCAGATAGCATCCAGTGGAGGTATTACATGGACAAGCGGCACGCAGTCAGTTAATGTAAATATAACTATTATTTCTGATATATCAGTTTCTGTAACTTCAGCTGAATTTAATAACGATAATCAATGGAGAATAACTCGATCAAGTTATGATGCAGCTGAACCTCTATTAGGAGGTTCAGTTGCAGGAGGAAGTATTAGTAGTAATAACATTTGGCAAAATGTAACAAGCACATTAAGTAATGTTGGCAGAATTAGGCAAAATACTGTAGAGGTTACAGTTACTGATGACCCTACACTGAGCATGCCTTCTGGTACAGTAACTTCATTTACAGTACAAGGTACAATATCTAATGCAAGTTATGCATATTTTACAAAAGCATCAGTTGACACTGGAGGTGTAAAAGTAGGAGATAATGTAGCAGGTACTGGAGGTGTCACATTTCCTGCAAACTCGCAAATATCAAGTATTCAAGCAAAACAACACGGTAGCACTGAGTTCTATCAAGTAAACTTTAATAATTCATTTAGCGGTACATTAACCCCAGGAAACAATGTAGTTGTTACACAAGAAGCTCCTTCTTTTGCTCAACCTGGTGAAACTGTATTTTCGTTAGTATCTGTTCCAGGTGAAAGAGCAGTAGCTGATTTTAAAGAGCTAAAAGAATTAACGAACACTCCATTAGGAGGACGAGGTACTTATCCAAATGGACCAGATGTTCTAGCAGTCAATATTTATAAAGTAGGTGGAACTGCAACGTCAGCAAATATCCAATTGCGCTGGGGAGAAGCTCAAGCTTAATTTGAAGGTATTATTCGATGATAATCATCTAGCAGGTCTGGTGTGCTTACCTCAGTTAAACTAGAATTATCAATTAAGCATTCTAATTGATGAGGGGTCAATGGATCAATAGACCAAGTTTCGCCTTCTGTTAGTGTTTTTTCTAATACTTCTGCAGTATCTGTTTTTATCCATTTAATCTTAAAAGATCCTGAGTTAATAAACCAAGTTTTATTTTTTTTAGTGTGAAATAACATACTTGTTTTATTTCCGGCTTGTCTAAAAACTATTATTTTACCACAATAATTTTCATTACTTGCCCAAATTAGCTCATACCCCCAGTTCTTATCTAACACACCTTCATTTGATATCATATTTACACCAATAAATCTATTATTTTAAAAACGGTTTCTAATTTTTTTACAATTATTCTGTTTGCTAATGTATTTTTTAATCCGTGATGTAATGGTTTTGGCCATCTTGAAAAAGATACCCACGCAAATCCGTCATGTTCTTCATTTAAATTTGGTAAAAATATTTTGTGTACTAAACAAACATAAGTATGAAAAGAAAATTTGTTGTCAACACTTACAAATGTTTCAAGCGGAATAGCTTTAAAAATCGTTTGTTCACCAATTTCTTCTACTATTTCTCGTTCAAGAGTTTGCCAAGGTCGTTCTTGATTTTCGGATAAACCGCCAACCAACCCCCAAACATTTTTATGTTTGCCTTTTGCTCTATGCAAGAATAAAAATTTTTTATTGTCAATTGCATAAAATAATGCACCACTACATATTATTTCACTCATAATAGTAGTTATATTAAAAAACTATTCTCCAAGATCCTTGTGGATATTCACCTTCATAGGAAAGCAACCATTCGCCATTTAAATACTTATATTGTATACCTGTGTTTAAATTTGTCGTATATATTACTTGCTCATTAGACTCGCTAGCATCAAAAATCACACTCCATTTTGTTCCATTCCATTCTATAATGTCATTTGCACTTGCTATAAAGTCAGTTCCGTCATTATTTTTCCATGCATCTGCACCATCTGTGTTAACCACGTCGCCTATTGATTCGTCTATTAATAACAATCGTAGTCCAGGCTCTTTAATAGTTGTTGGATTAGTTTTTAACGGATCAATTATAAAATGTATTTTATTTGAAGCAGTAAAATCGCTAGTTAAAACTGTATCTCCAGGAATAGTATCAACATCCCAATTTATAGATACTTCGTGTGGAGATTGATCAACTAAACTAATTGTTCCTATTATTTCACCATTAAAATCAGATCTAACAAGTCTAAGTTCTGTAATGTCATTTTCAAAAGGTTGAGGGTATAATTTTAAATATTCCACCCAAGACGCTTTTGCTTGAAATCCATTTTTTAAAAGTTTTGCAGTGTTATCTCGTATCAATAAGCCAAAATCTAATGGAGTTACATTTACTAATGCATCTGCGTCTGCTTTTTTTATTATTGCAGTATGTTGGCTAAGTAAATTACCATCATCGTCTGTAGAAATTTTATCTTTTATGTCTGCTTTTGCTCTATTATCAATATAAGCTTGTAAATTTGGTACAGCTAAATCTAAATCAATAGTACCTTGTTCTTCATTAAAGATGCTTGTGATAATACTTGTTATTACACCTAATTTTTTAACTTTTACTGGAGGACTTATATAAATAGGAGTTGAAAAAGTTAATGTAGCAATATCTATTTCAGATTCAGTGCTATTACCTATAGTTCTACTTGACCATGATACACTTTCTAAATAAATTACACTTAAACTTGTCCAATCAACAAAATTGTCATTAGTTTGCAGTTCTAAGCTTGGATTAAACAAAACTAAAATTTGTTCTAAAATTTGCAATTTCTGTTCAGTGTTTGAAGACCATATATCAACATTTATTGTTAAATTATAAGGTGTAGGCATTAAACGTTCTATAGTATAACCTTTACCGTTATAATTATCATACTCATTAGTTTCAGAATTAAATGCTCTTTCTTTAATATTTAATTTACTTACATATGTACTATCTGCTAATCTTTGTCTATCTAGTTCTAAATTAGTTACATATACTGCCATTCTCGGACAACTCGGTAATTTATTTTCGCTATTATCCCTAATTACGCTACCTACTTGTCGTGATAAATCTCCGTACATCACAGGTATTGGCGTAATTACACCTTCAATATCTTTATATGAAAAATTACTTAAAAGTCTTATTGCTTGAGTTAGGTATCTTCTAATTTGTCCATCATAAAAATGTTGTGCCATTTTATCCCTTACATGTTGTCTGATCTAGGCTTTAAAGCTTTGCTCAAACTCTGTCTTTCTTTTACAATTTCTCCATCTATTACGTTCTCATTAGTATTATTAATAAATGTAAATTTTTGTGTTGCACGATCGTCTGTATTGGTAAGTGTCATTCTAACTGAGTCTTCTATTTTTTTCCAAGATGTACCATTAAACCTAAACAATCTATTTGGAAACATATCTGTCCTTAAATAATAATCGCCTTCAATACTACCATTAGGAAATTCGATACCAATACCAAACACTTCTCCATTAGGTGGATATCCGTCTCCTAATAAGTATCCAATATACCCATCTCTTTCTGGAGTTTGCATAACACGATCTGCTAACTCATTTTGAGTGCTTGCATCTAAAGAACTAAAATCAGCAGTCACAATAGAAACGTTACCTTGATCATTTTTAGTTAAAGTGAAAAAATGTCTTGTTTCATATCCACTAAGTGGTGTATCAGCTTCTGCTTGTTGTATAACAGCAGTATTAATTTCTAATTCTTTAGTAAATGTACTCAACAAGTCTCTTAACGTTCCGTCTTCTGGTACATCTTCATTTGCTGAATTATTTAAAATATCTTTATATTCTTGACCATCTACTATTTGTTTCAATTTTAATCGATATAAATGTGGATACCAAGTTGGACTAAACCCTTCTACAGCTCTAGTAACTTCTTCTACTACATAAAATTTTTTAATTGCAGTACTAAACTCAT